GGATTGGAAATCATTTGGAGACAGATGCTTTGTAATGCCTTTAAAAAACAAAGACACTTTAAGATCACAAAAAGAGCAAGACCTTATTGGTATATTAAAAATAGGTAATAGTTCTTTAAAAGCGCTTAATATCAATCCAGGGGACACAGTAGGGTTTACACCCGGCAGTGAATGGGATTTTATAATAGACGATCAAAGAGTTTATTGTATGAAATCTAATGATATTGTAATTAAGTATGAACACAAAAGAAACCAAGAAGAATATAATCCTAGCTGGGCAAAAAGCAGTCAAGGAGTTAATTAAAGTGGCAGAAGAAAAGATCGTTGACTCAGAAGATGATTTATCAGCTGACAGACTTAAAAATGCTGCCGCAACTAAAAAATTAGCTATATTCGATGCTTTTGAAATACTTGCTAGAATAGAAGAGGAGGATGAAAGATTAAATGAAAACCCAAAAGAAGCTAAGGAAGAAAAAGCTTTTAGAGGTTTTGCAGAAGGAAGATCTAGATAATGTACGAACAAACCTTAGTAGCAGTATTAAAAGACTATATTAAACCTAAGATATTAAAAAGGTTAAACAGGTATAAGAAATGGGAGTACGGTTATAACGAAGAATATGACGTTGTTGTAATCAGTAAGACCGGGCAGATAGGAGAGGTTTACGAAATACAAGGAATAAAAATAGCATTACCAAAAGAAGATGATGTTATTAAATTTGAAGGAGACAAGTGGAAACACACGGAATACCCAAAAGAGCTTTCAAAGATAAAATCGGTATTTGATTGGGACGAATACCCTTCACAGTTTAAAGAAAAGTGGTATGACTATATTGATACAGAATTTAAAAGGCGTGAAGAAGGTTTTTGGTTTTATAACAAAGACAAGCCTTCTTATATTACTGGTACTCACTACATGTACTTGCAGTGGTCCAAAATTGATGTTGGGGCAGCAGACTTTAGGGAGTCAAACAGATTATTCTTTATATTCTGGGAAGCTTGTAAAGCAGATGTACGTTGTTACGGAATGTGCTATCTTAAGAACAGACGGTCAGGGTTTTCTTTCATGGCCTCAGGCGAAACGGTTAATCAAGCTACAATATCCACAGACTCCAGATTCGGAATTTTATCAAAGTCTGGTCCAGATGCAAAAAAGATGTTTACTGATAAAGTTGTACCCATCTCAGTTAATTATCCCTTCTTCTTCAAACCAATCCAGGACGGTATGGACAGGCCGAAGACAGAACTTGCGTACAGAGTTCCCGCGTCCAAATTTACGAGAAAAAAGCTTGATACCAATGAAAAGCTACAAGAGATTACCGGTCTCGATACCACGATCGACTGGAAGAACACAGGGGACAACTCGTACGACGGGGAAAAATTAAAACTATTAGTCCACGATGAAAGTGGTAAATGGGAAAGACCTACAAACATATTAAATAACTGGAGGGTTACAAAAACTTGTTTGAGATTAGGTTCAAAAATTATAGGTAAGTGTATGATGGGTAGTACATCAAATGCTTTAGACAAGGGTGGTGAGAACTTTAAAAAACTATACTATGACTCCGACGCAACAAAAAGAAATGCAAATGGACAGACTCGTTCAGGACTCTATAGCTTGTTCATTCCTATGGAATGGAACTACGAGGGATACATTGATTCTTATGGATTTCCTGTATTTGAAACGCCAAAAAAACCAGCTGAAGGCCCTGACGGGTCACCTATAAAGCAAGGTGTAATTGAATACTGGAATAATGAAGTTGAAGGATTAAAAGGAGATCAAGATGGTTTAAACGAATACTACCGCCAGTTTCCAAGAACAGAGCAACACGCTTTTAGAGATGAAGCAAAGCAATCTCTGTTTAACTTAACAAAGATATACGAACAAATAGATTATAACGAAGACCTTAGGAATACATCGATAATAACCACCGGAAGTTTTATGTGGGAGAACGGTATAAAAGATACTAAAGTGATATTTGTACCAAATAAAAACGGTAGGTTCAACGTTAGTTGGATACCACCTGTACAAATGCAAAACAGAGTTATAACAAAAGGTAATACAAAATATCCAGGTAACGAACACTGCGGCGCTTTTGGGTGTGACAGTTATGATATATCAGGTACAGTTGATAAAAGAGGTTCTAACGGGGCTTTGCACGGGTTAACTAAGTTTAGTATGGAGGATGTTCCACCTAACAGATTCTTTTTAGAATATATAGCTAGACCGCAAACTGCTGAAATATTTTTTGAAGACGTATTAATGGCTTGCATATTTTACGGTATGCCAATACTTGCGGAAAATAACAAACCTAGATTACTGTATCATTTTAAAAGAAGAGGTTATAGAGGCTTCTCAATGAACAGACCTGATAAAAGATTAAACAAATTATCTGTAACTGAAAGAGAGATAGGTGGTATACCGAACTCTAGTGAAGATATAAAGCAAGCACACGCTGCAGCTATAGAATCATATATAGAAACTTGTGTTGGAAGAACAGAAGCCGGTTATGGAGATATGTACTTTCAAAGAACATTAGAAGACTGGGGTAAATTCAATATAAACAATAGAACAAAGCACGATGCTTCTATAAGTTCTGGCTTAGCGATAATGGCTTGTAACAAAAACTTATATTCACCGGTTAGTCCAGTGCAAAAAAAGGTTTACGATTTAGGAATTAAAAGATATGACAATAGAGGTTCTACGTCTAAAATATTAAGATAAATGAAAATACAAACAAATACCGATAGTTCTTTCCCTAACCAGGTTGTTAGCGACGAAGTAAAAGCCAGCTATGATTACGGCTTACAAGTCTCTAGAGCTATTGAACAGGAATGGTTCAATCAAGGAAGAGGTAATGGTAATAGATATTTAAATAATTGGAATAGCTTTCATTCATTACGGTTATATGCAAGAGGAGAGCAGCCAATACAAAAATATAAAGATGAGTTATCTATAAATGGTGATTTATCTTATCTTAATTTAGACTGGAAACCGATACCAGTTATATCAAAATTTGTTGACATTGTTGTGAACGGTATGTCAAACAAATCGTACGATATAAATGCTTTTGCTCAAGATCCATTTTCTGTAAAAAGTAGGACTGATTATGCTTCTGCAGTCGAGAGAGACATGAATACTAAAGAAGCTTTAATAAACGTTCAGGAAAATTTAGGTATGGATTTTTCTTTAACAGGTAATTTAAACAGTCTACCTGAGAGCAAAGAAGAATTGGATGTGCACTTACAAATGACTGCTAAGCAAAACGTGGAAGTTGCTGAAGAGGAAGTTATAAACAACGTATTAGCATTTAACAAGTACGATCAAATAAAAAAACGATTAGCTCATGATTTAACCACTATAGGTATTGGGGCGGTTAAAACATCATTTAACAAAGCAGAAGGAATTGTTACTGATTATGTTGATCCTGCTAATATGATTTATTCATATACAGAGAATCCAAACTTTGAAGATATATATTATGTAGGTGAGGTAAAGTCTATATCTTTATCGGAACTTAAAAAGCAATTTCCATCATTATCAGCGTCAGAGCTAGAAAAAATACAAAATATGCCTGGCAACTCACAGTATGTAACAAACTGGGGTAATTACGATGCTAACACCGTTCAAGTTTTATACTTTGAATACAAAACATATTCAGATCAGGTATTTAAAATAAAGAAAACAGATCAAGGGTTAGAAAAGACATTAGAAAAGCCTGACACATTTAATCCGCCAGCTAATGATAACTTTGAAAGGATATCTAGAACAATAGAAGTTTTATATACTGGGGCAAAAGTATTAGGTACAAATATTATGTTAGACTGGAATCTAGCGGAGAATATGACAAGACCTACAGCTGATACTACAAAAGTAATGATGAATTACTGTATATCGGCACCGAGAATGTACAAAGGACGTATAGAATCTATAGTTAGTAAAATTACTAGCTTTGCTGATATGATACAAATAACGCATCTTAAATTACAACAAGTAATGTCTAGAATAGTACCAGATGGTGTATTCTTAGATATGGATGGTTTAGCAGAAGTTGACTTAGGTAATGGTACGACATACAATCCAGCCGAGGCGTTAAACATGTATTTTCAGACAGGTTCTGTTGTAGGTAGATCACTCACTCAAGATGGTGAATTAAATAGAGGCAAGGTGCCTGTACAAGAATTATCATCTTCAAGTGGTCAAGCAAAAATACAAAGTTTAATAGGTACATATCAGTATTATTTACAAATGATAAGAGATGTAACCGGATTAAATGAAGCAAGAGATGGTAGCGCTCCAGCTAAAGATTCACTTGTAGGTTTACAAAAAATGGCAGCTAATGCTTCTAATATTGCAACTAAGCACGTATTAGATTCTTTGTTATACTTAACAGTTAGAACGTGTGAAAATATAAGTTTAAAAGTAGCTGATGTTATTGAAAATCCTTTAACAGAAAATGCTTTAACAAACGCTATAAGTACATTTAATACAAAAACTCTTGAAGAGTTGATGAATTTACAGCTGCATGACTTTGGTATTTATTTAGAGCTAGAACCAGAGGATGAAGAAAAAGCTTTGTTAGAACAGAACATACAGGTAGCGCTGCAAACGCAAGCAATAGTTTTATCTGATGCTATTGATATCAGACAAATAAAGAATATAAAGTTAGCTAATCAATTCTTAAAGCTTAGACAAAAACAAAAAATAAAAAGAGAACAAGAACAACAACAAGCTAACATTCAAGCACAAGCGCAAGCAAATGCTGAAGCAGCTGAAAAAGCAGCTATGGCTGAGGTGCAAAAACAACAAGCACTTACCCAGGAAAAAGTAAGTATAGAGCAAGCTAAGTCGCAGTTTGAAATTCAAAGAATGCAAACTGAAGCTCAAATAAAGAGAGAGTTAATGGCTGAAGAATTTAATTTCAATATGCAACTAGCTCAAGTAAGAGCAAATGCAGAAGGAAATAAAGAAAAAGAAATTGAAGATAGAAAAGATAAAAGAATAAAAATGCAGGGATCCCAACAATCTGAGTTGATACAACAAAGACAAACAGAAGGATTACCTAAAAACTTTGAATCATCAGGAAACGATGTGTTAGGTGGATTCGGAATAGAAGAATTCGGCCCTAGCTAATAAACAATTATTTAATTATATTATATTATGTCAGAAGTAAAAAAAGAAGGGGATTTTAAAATTAAATCCAAGAAAAAAAATCCTAAGCAATTAGGTAATCAATCTAGCGAACCTGTAAAGGTTAATATAGATGAAATAAAAGAACCAGTAGCTAAAGAGGTTGCTAAGGTGGTAATACCAGAAGTTAAAGAACCAGTAGCTGAAGAACCTGTTGTTGTAATTAACGAGGAGAAAGAGGGTGCTGTGGAAGATGGTATTATAGAAATTGTAGATGAAGACGACGACACACTTCCGAATGATCAACTACAAGAAGCTGCTAAAGAATACAAGCAAGTAGCTGAGCAAAGAGTGTTACCGGAAAACATAGATAAACTTGTTACCTTTATGGAAGAGACAGGTGGATCAGTGGAGGACTACGTTAGATTAAACGCAGACTACTCAAGTGTTGATGATAAAACACTATTAAGAGAATATTACAAACAAACAAAACCTTATCTAGAATCAGATGACGTTAGCCTACTATTAGAAGACTACGATTATGACGAAGACCTAGATGAGGAAAGAGATATACGCAAAAAGAAAATTGCGTTTAAAGAAGAAGTTGGAAAAGCTAAAAGTTTTTTGGAAAAAACCAAGAGTAAATATTACGACGAAATCAAGTTGAGACCCGGCGTTACTCAGGAACAACAAAAAGCAACAGAGTTTTTCAACAGATATCAAGAAGATCAGAAGATAGCTGAGCAACAGCATTGGGACTTTAAATCAAAAACAAATGATTACTTTACTAATGAATTCAAAGGTTTTGACTTCAATGTAGGTAAAAAGAAGTTTAGATATGGTTTACAAGATCCTAACAAAGTTGCAGAGAACCAATCAAGTATTAACAATTTCGTAGGAAAGTTTCTTGACGAAAGCGGTAATATAAAAGACACAAAAGGTTATCACAAAGCTATTTACATTGCTTCAAATGCTGACAAGATTATTAATCATTTTTACGAACAAGGAAGAACAGACGCTACTAAAGAAATAGTTAACAAGTCTAAAAATCCTAGCACAGAGCCAAGGCAAACTACCTCAGGTGAGTTCGTAAACGGAATAAAAGTTAAGTCAATAAGTGGTCCTGATTCTTCTAAACTTAGAATTAAAACAAAAAAATTTAACTAAAAAAATTAAAAAATTATGGCTGCAATACCAGTAGATCCAGTATTTGGATCAATCACCCCAAGTCAAAAACAACAGACTTTGGCGGACAATTATTTAAACTTTACCGATGGAACAGGAAAGAACTTTTCACAACAGTACTTACCAGAGATCTATGAGGCTGAAGTAGAGCGTTACGGAAACAGAACTTTATCTGGATTCTTAAGAATGGTAGGGGCTGAGATGCCAATGTCTTCTGATCAGATTGTTTGGTCTGAGCAAAACAGATTACATATTTCTTACGATAGTGTAGTTTCAAATGCTGCAGGAACAACTTTAGCAATAGCTCAGTCTGCTGATAAGCAGTGTGTTATTAGCAATAATGCTACTATCGTAGTTATGAATCCTGCTACAGGGGATGAACTTAAATGTTTTGTAGTAAGTCAAACAGGAGCTTCAGGAGCTAGCGGTACTGTTACTTTAACCATAAAACCTTATACTCAAGCAACTTTAGATAGTACTAGCGGTTCTGAGCCAGATTTAGCTGCAAAAAGTAACTTAAAAGTATTTGTATACGGTTCTGAGTACGCTAAAGGAAGTGGAAATGGAGCAAGTTACGATCCTATATCAGTATCTCCTCAATTTAAACAATACTCAAATTCTCCAATTATTATTAGAGATCGTTACCAAATCAATGGATCTGACACTGCTCAGATTGGATGGGTTGAAGTAGCTACTGAGTCTGGTCAAGGAGGTTTCTTATGGTACTTAAAAGCTGAATCTGAAACAAGATTACGTTTTGAAGATTACTTAGAAATGTCTGTTATTGAAGGTGAGTTAAAATCATCTACATCAACTTTAGGAAATACTGTAAAAGGTACTCAAGGGCTTTTCTCTGCTATTGATGAAAGAGGTAACACCGTTACTGGTTTCACAGCTGCAAACGCAGGTGATCAGTTAGCTACTTTTGACAATATTTTGAAGAACTTAGATACTCAAGGTGCTATTGAAGAAAATATGCTTTTCTTAAACAGAGCTACTTCTTTAGACTTTGATGATATGCTAGCTAGCCTTTCTGCTGGAGCACAAGGTGGAACTGCTTATGGTTTATTTGAAAACTCTGAAGAGATGGCATTGAACTTAGGTTTCTCTGGATTCAGAAGAGGTTCTTATGACTTCTACAAGACTGACTGGAAATACTTAAACGATGCTTCTACTCGTGGAGGTGTTGCTGCTTCTGGAATTGATGGTGTATTAGTACCTGCTGGAACTTCTACAGTTTACGATCAAATATTAGGAACTAACATCAGAAGACCTTTCTTACACGTAAGATATAGAGCTTCTCAAGCTGATGATAGAAGAATGAAAAACTGGATCACTGGATCTGTTGGTGGAGCTTCTACCTCTGATTTAGATGCAATGCAGGTTCACTTCTTATCTGAAAGATGTTTAGTAACTCAAGCTGCTAATAACTTCGTGTTATTCAAAGGAGCATAATAATTTTGTAAGGATTACCCTTGTTGAACTGACAGGGGTAGACCTTACTCTTAACTATTTAATTATATTATATCATGGCTGCAAAAAAAGCACCAGCAAAGAAAGTTGAGGTTGCTCCTCAGCAAGAAGTAGTGGCAAAAGCCCCTGCAAAAGCACAACCAGCTAAACCAAGTTGGGAAATAAAAGATAGAACTTATCTCTTGAAGGGTAATAAAAGCCCTGTAACTTTTACATTAAATTCAAGACATACACACAGATACCCTTTATTATGGTTTGATGATAAAACAGCTACTCAAAAAGAATTAAGATATGCTGTAAATCAAAACTCTCCGCTTAAAGAAGAGCAAAAAGGAGAGTCAACTTTAGGACATATAGTTTTTAAAGAAGGCGTTTTAACAGTGCCAAAACAAAGGCAAAATTTACAAAAGCTTCTTTCTTTATATCACCCTAAAAGAAATGTTTTGTATTATGAATACAAACCAATAGAAATAGCAGAAGATGAATTAGACGATTTAGAAATTCAAATAGAAGCTATGGTAGCAGCTAGGTCTATGGATATAGATGACGCTGAAGCAATTTTAAGGGTTGAACTAGGATCTAAGGTTTCAGAAATGAGTTCAAAAGAACTTAAGAGGGACCTTATGTTATTTGCTAAAAAGAATCCAGATTTATTTATGGAGCTAGCAAGTGACGACAACGTACAATTAAGGAATGTAGCTATAAAAGCTACAGAAATGGGTATTGTTGTATTATCCCAAGATCAAAGAACTTTCACATGGGGATCAAACGGTAGAAAATTAATGACTGTACCTTTT